AAAAAGGCATCGAGGTATTGCCAGTCTTTTACAAAAGACAGTACATTGAATGGCAAGAACGAGGTGAAGGTAAAGGCGCCCCTGTCAATATCTACAATGCAGGAGATAACGTTCCTCAAACAAATAGGGATAAATCTAACAAAGACCGTTTGTCCAATGGTAACTATTTAGAAAATACAGCGAATCATTACATCGTTATATTAGGAAATAGTCCAGGGACAGCTTTGATTTCTATGAAAGCTACTCAACTAAAGATTAGCAAAAAATGGAACTCAATGATGTTGGGCCTTAAAATGCCAGGCAAAAATGGTTTATTTACACCGCCTACATATAGCCACATTTATAAACTAAAAACAGTTCAAATGTCGAATGACAAAGGAACTTGGTTTGGATGGGATGTGTCTCTAGTTGGTCCTATTAAAGATAAAGCAGTTTACGATATCGCAAAACAATTTGCTACAAGAGTTAGCAAAGGTGAAATAGAAGCGAAACACGGAACAGAAGATTCTAAATCAGAAGGACTTTATTAAAACTTCCTTTGTGAAGGGATAAGGGGCGGCAGCGGGAGACTTAAACCGCCCCGGTAATAATATGGTTTTTATAACAAAAACATTTAGAAATATTTTTAGAGGATTAGACGAAAGATTTGGTTATCACATAGCCGATTACGAAGAAGGTGACGGTAAAAAATCGGGTGATTCTTTTACCTCAAATTATGCCCATACTTTAGAAATGTGGCAGGCACATCTTGAAGGTAAAAAATTTCAAGTTAAAACGAACCGTGGTTCTATCGAAGCAGATAGTTTAGGTTTATGCCCCATAAATAAAAATAGTAAGTGTAGATGGGGAGCTATGGATTTAGATAATTATAAGCCCTCCATACCTGAATTATTTAAGAAATTAAAAAGTTTAAATGTTCCTACGATTCCCTTTAGATCAAAAAGTGGAGGAATACATCTTTGTATTTTTTTAACTGAAGAAGTTCCTGCCTTGTTAATGAGAGAAAAACTTCACTCAATTAAAAATATTTTTGGAGTAGAAAAACCTGACAAAATTTTTCCAGTTCAAAAATATTTAAACCTGGAGAAAGGTTCGGCTGGCAGTTGGATCAATCTTCCTTACTACAATGCCGCAAAAACAGAAAGATATATGATCAAGGAAAACGGAGACCCAGCTACATTAGAAGAATTTTTCGCAGCCTACCAAAAGAGTAAAGTTACACCAGCCCAATTAAAAAAACTAAAATCCAACATCGATGAAGGTGAAAGCGGTGATTGGTTTAAAGAGGGACCTCCATGTATGCAAGCTTTAGCTAAGTTTGGCGTAGAGAAAAAAGTTAGAAATGAAACTCTTTTAGATATGACCCGATACATTAAGTTACGATATCCAGAAAAATGGAGAGATAAAGCAGGGGAATATAATAAAAAAATTTTTAAACCTCCAATGGACTATACCGAAGTGAATAATGTTATAGGCTCTCGAGAGAAAAAAGATTATCCATACAGATGTGAGTCAGATTGGTTAAAACCTCATTGTGATAGAGCTAAATGTATATTAAGAAAATTTGGAGTAGGAAATGCTAAAGGAGAAAATAATATGATCTTAGGTCCTCTCTCTTATGTGAAATCGATTCCTAAAATCTGGTATCTCGGTTTTAATGGAGAAGAAGTAAAACTTAATTCTAAAGAATTGGTAAAACCCGAATTAGCACGAGAAGCAGCTACCGAACAAACTGGGAAAACTCCTCCTCGCACCAAGAACTGGGATGATCAAATCAGATTACTACAGGAAAAAGCTACACCTATGGATGCGCCTGAAGAAAGTTTACCTATGTATAAATTAAAACAGCACATCCGCATCTTTTGCTTTAACATGCGTAGAACAGAAGACAGAGCACAACTTCTTTTTGGAAAGCCTTTCGTAGATACTAAGGAAAATAAAATTCATTTCCAATTCGACTCTTTTTATACTTTTCTTGAGACCAAAAAATGGAAAGACAACGAAGCCACTACCCATGAAATGTTACAAAAAATAGAAGGAGTCAAACACGATAAGTTACACATCTCCAAGAATGTAAAAAGAAATGTTTACACCATCGACATTAAGGAATTTGAGGAACAAAAAGTAGATCTCGAAATCCCAGACTTTGGCGTTGGTGATAAAGAGGTGCCGTTTTGAGAACAATTGTACCTAACCTACGTAGGGATTTTAAAATCTTTGGTCCTCCAGGAACTGGAAAAACAACCTATATCTTAAAATGTTTAAAAAAATATTTAGACTACGGCTTTGCTCCTGAAAATTTATTGTTGGTTGGATTTGCCCGAACCACGGCAACAGTTTTAAAAGAAAGGTGTCACAAAGAATTAGGGCTCACAAAAGATCAAGTAAAAGCTATCAGTTCATGCTTTATGTTTCAATGAGTTCCCCGCACCTAAACCTAAACTGATTGGAAGTACTCAACTAAAACAATTTAGAATGCTCATCAATATTCCTGTATCTGAGTGGCCTAAAGCGGATGAGTTTGATGCTGAAGAATTTGCTGATGTCGAAGAGCTGGGGTCAAGCCTGGTAGATAAAAAATTAAAACTTTTTCAACGAGCTCGGACAACTTTTTCTCATGGAGATACATGGAAATCTATTGAACATTATTATGATCATCACGACGAACAAGAATATAATAATATTCATCGACAAGATTTAGAACACACCTACACTCTTTATAATAAATATAAAAAAGACAATAGACGTATAGACTTTGAAGACATGCTTTGCCGAGTTTTAGAAAAAGATATTAAGTTTCCAAAGTATAACGCTGTCTTCGTGGACGAATGTCAAGATCTTAACCCTTTATTATGGGCTGTCATCAGGAAGCTAAGGGAAAAATGTGATGATATTCATCTGGCAGGGGATGATGACCAATCTATTTTTTATTTTACCTCTGCAAGTCCAGCGGACTTTCTCAACTGGAAAGTCCCCAAAGAAAATGAAGATATTCTTAATCAATCCTATCGTTTACCTAGAAAAATATTAAATTTTTCTCAACGAGTCATAAACAATATCAGTCTTAAATACAGGAAAGAAAAAATATTTAAACCACGAGTAGATCCAAAGACAAAGCAGCTGGTTGAAGGATCCATTTTTCAAATATCTGACCCCATGGATCTTTCTCAGGCTCTCCAGAAAAAAGAGGATTGGATTATTTGTTCACGAGGGGGTAAGCAAATTCTTCCTTGGGCTCAATTATGTGTAAGGCTGGGCTTGGTGTGGAAATACAACAGTGGTTTCCAGGGGTTGCAAAAACAACTAGCTTATTCAATTAAAGATGATGTTCTTAACACAATAAAATTATGGGATACCCTTAAAGATGACAAACCTATTATAGGTTTGGATGTTTATAAACTTTTTCCCCGTATTTCTAGGCCTTTCTTTGCCGTAAAGAAAAAAGAGTTTGAGCACCGACACCCAAGTATTGAAGACAGTGTGTTGTACACTGCTAAAGACTTGATGGCCAAAGGATTTTTCAAACCAAATCTTAATTTTAAGAATGATTGGTATAAACACATAAGATTTCAAGATAAAGACGTTTTCAATCCAGAAATAGAACTCCCGAATAAAGATAAAATTAAAATCATGGAAGATGTAGAAGAAGTTAATAAATACCTCCAACGAGTGTGGCACCGGGACCCTACATTCCGGGCGGATGATATAATTTTAAGTACAATTCATGCGGTTAAAGGAAAAGAAGCTACCAACGTTGTAGTCTGTGATGTATGGACTTACTTCTTTTGGAAAAATTATACTGAAAAAACCTACGCTCATAGACACGAAGAAATTAGAGTAGCTTATGTAGGAATAACACGTAGTAAACAAAGATTATTCATGTGGCGTCCTATACCTAATGCAAAAAAAGGAGAACATTCTTTTGATCCATTACAAATAAGCTATTATGATTTACATAAACCTGCTCCACGAGTACCCACAGCACCTTATTCTGAAAAAAAATCATGGAGAGATTTTCAACAAAATGAAAAAGAACTTTATGGGAAATCAAGTTATATTTTCGCAGGTGAAACAAACTTAGAACCTTGGGAAAAGGAAGAAGAGGAAGATGAGCACATATAATAAACAAATTGGAGGAAATCATTATCGCAAAATGAAGATTCAGCCGAGCAAGTTTGTAATTGAGAACAAATTGCTTTTCCCTGAAGGAAATGTTATTAAATATATCTGTAGACATGGTTATAAAGGAGGAAAGGAAGACTTACTAAAGGCAAAACATTTTATCGATATGATTATTGAAAGGGATTATAAATAATGCAGCGTCCACTGTTCAAGCCACGAACTGAATGGGTCCAACCAAATGAATTTCCAGACTTATCTTCCTACGAAGAAATTGCTATCGACTTAGAAACTAAAGATACTAATCTTATTAAACTTGGACCAGGGATGTTTAGAGGCGATGGAGAAATTGTAGGAATCTCCGTAGCTGTAAAAGACTGGGTTGGCTACTATCCAATCGCTCATGAAGGTGGGGGAAATATGGATAAAAAACAAGTACTTAGATGGCTGGAAGATGTCCTCAAGACTCCAGCTAAAAAAATATTTCATAATGCCATGTATGATGTTTGTTGGCTCCGTACTTTAAATCTTAAGATTGAAGGACAAATTGTCGATACAATGATCACAACTTCTCTGGTTGATGAAAATAGAAGAGGTTATGATTTAAATTCTGTAGCGCGAGATTACACCGGGGTAGGAAAAAATGAATACGCATTACAAGAAGCGGCTCAAGCCTGGGGGCTCGATCCTAAATCAGAAATGTACAAACTCCCTGCGATGTATGTGGGAGAATATGCAGAGCAAGATGCTGAGATTACACTTGCCTTGTGGCAAGAACTCAAAAAAGAAATCATTAAACAAGATTTATCAAACATTTTAAATCTTGAAATAGATCTTTTCCCCTGTCTAGTGGCTATGAAAGAACAAGGAGTCAAGGTAGATCTAGATCATGCCGAGAAAATTGAAAAAAGTTTAAAAATTAGGGAAGATCGATTATTAAAAGATATTAAAACTGAAACAGGTTTGGTACCTGACCTTTGGGCAGCGCGTAGTATCGCGAAGATCTTAGAACATTTGAAATTAGATTACCCTCGAACTGAAAAAACTGGCGCACCCTCCTTCACAAAAAAATATTTTGAAAAACAGAAGAATCCAGTCGTTAAACTAATTCATAATGCACGCGTCGCCAATAAAGCTCGTACTACTTTTATTCATAGTATTTATCGCTATGTTCATAAAGGAAAAATCCATGCTGATATAAATCAACTTCGATCCGAATATGGAGGAACCGTAACAGGGAGACTTTCTTATAGACACCCTAATCTACAACAACTTCCCGGCAAAGGAGATATGGGAAATCAATTGAGATCTATTTTTATTCCTGATTCAAAAGACGAGGAGTGGGGATGCTTTGACTATTCACAACAAGAACCCAGACTCGTTGTGCACTATGCCTCTCTCTCGAACTTAATGGGAGTCGATAAATTTGTTACGGATTATAGAGAAAATAAAGATACAGACTTTCACGGAATTGTTTCCGATATGACTAACCTTCCTAGAGAGCAGGCTAAAACAATTAACCTAGCAAAATTTTACGGCATGGGTAAAGTTAAAATGGCTGACAGTTTAAAAGTGACCCCAGAGAAAGCAGGAGAAATTATTAAACAATATGATAAACGAGTCCCTTTCGTTAAACAATTAACTTACAAAGTGTCCGACAGAGCTCAGGAACTAGGACGAATCAGGACTATACTCGGTAGAGCGTGCCGTTTTCCATTATGGGAACCAGCAAGTTATGGGCTTCATACGCCACTGCCTCACGACAAAGCGCTCGCGGAACACGGACCAGGGATCAAGAGAGCTTTCACTTATAAAGCTCTTAATAAATTAATACAAGGGTCCGCCGCCGATATGACTAAAAAAGCTATGATTGAATTATATAAAAATGATATTATTCCCTTGATTCAAGTACATGATGAACTAGATATTTCCGTTCCTAAACATGATAAAGACAAGATAAAACAAATTAGTACCATTATGGAAGATTGTGTTAAACTTGAAGTTCCCAACAAAGTAGATTATGAAGGTGGGAAGAATTGGGGACAAATAACCGAGTAACAAGGAGGAACTATGGAAAAAGTGAAACAAGTTTGGACATTAGCAAAAGCTAATCCCAAAATATCTGCCGCTATTGTGGTAGTAATTGTTGCCATTTATTTTTTAGCAGCGTAGGGGTTTTATGTTAAATGGCTTACCTGAATGTAAATACACCGG